TTTGCTATCAACCTTTTGATTTACTGACTTGATTCAGGCCTTCCGGATTCTGCTTCGCTCATGCGCCCCTCTTCAGCCACTACGCTTGAGGTGACAACGGCAAAAACATCAAAAATCGAAGGCATACGGGTACGGGTCCGGCAGGGCCGGCAAGGAAATAGTCAGGCGCGCCAACGCCAACGGGCGTGAGCCTTGATAACGCGCATCAAAAGCTTGCTGACTGTCGTCACGGGAGGGGGTCTCGTTGGTACGTTTCGGGACATTAGCGTACCGAATCGACCGGTGCAATATGAATGTACCGGGCAAGACCGTTTGGCAAGCCTGCAAAGGCTCGAAAGAGGGCCGCGCCTCCTTGCAGAGGCGGGATTGAGGCGGGGGCACGATGGCCGAGGGTGGGGAGCCGAAAGGAACGTCAGTGCGCAATCTCGCGCACATAGGCCTGGCAAGCCTTCAAGGCGATCAATCCCTGATCGCCGTAGTCGGTGATGGCGACAATTCGTCCAGCAGCCGCCGGGTCAAGTTCGCCTCGCGTGCCTCCATGAACCACGCCGGCGGGATCGGCGGTGGCTGACACGTCATCACCACCGGCGGGGTTGGCGAGGAGGACTGACAACCGCAGATCAGCAGTAGCCAGACGGTCGCGCAGGCGAGCTTGAGAGGTCTGTGCATCGCTCAATTCCTTGTGAATGTGTGTATCGTTGTTTTGCAGACGGACTTCCAGTGCGCGCCGCTGCGCCTGCTCGGCGTTCTGCCAGTCGATAACCGCCAGCGCCGCCTGCTCGCGCTCATGCTGATAACCCAGCGCCTGAGCGGACAGTTGCAGGTCGTAACATGCCGCCTGCCACTTCCAGGCACCCCATGTACCCAGCCCCGAACCCAGCACGAATGCCAGGATCAGGAAGCGCACATCCAGCACTTTCATGGCAGCACCTCCAGTGCCCGCTGGTACAGCATCTGCCGATCAGCAAGGCCATTGGTGCCGCCATTGATACGTCGGGTGATCATCAGCACATCCCCTTTGTCCGCCAGCACATTGATGTTCGCCCGATCCCAGAACCACGCCGCCGACATCGCGGCGTGGTCAGGCTGTTCAAGCAATTGCGGCTGGCGCAACAAGTCCAGCCCCAGCGCCTCCCCGCACGCTTCATAGTTGGCACGCCCCGTCACCTGAATCAGCCCGCGGCCCCGGTAAAGCTGACCGTCGCCATCGACCTCTGGCGTGTTGCCCAGTCGCAGCGCCAACTGCCCGGTGTCGTACCTGGCCAGGTAACTGTTGTTACCCAGTTCGCGCACATAACGAAGCTGCCCGGATTCATGCCCGACCTGGGCAATGAACCCGGCGATGCGCAGCCGGGTGTCGATGGAGTAGCGGGTCATGGCGGCGTTGAGCGCAGGAACAAAAACGCCGGCTTGCGGGCCGGCGTTGGGGAGGATTTGAAGTAGTTGTTGCTGGTTGATAGGCATGGATCCTCCTAAGTAGCTTGCTTAACTCACCGATCGACGAAGTTTTCCTGTTTCAAGTGCAATTACGCACGGCGGATAGAACAACGCCCCGTCAGTGCGGGGCGTTATTACTTGGGCAGTTCGTCTGCACTGACACCGATAAAAGGTGTTGGCTGTTCAATCGGCTTTACATACACGAATGGCGACGCAGGCGGTACGGGCCACACGAACGACCCTGGGAAGCCTGGATGCGCATCGAGCTGGGCGAGTTGCACCCGGTAAAGCCGATACGCATCAAGTTCAGCTTGTAACGCAGGCAGGATTTTCAATTGGGCGTCAATGGCACTTTGCAAAGTAACCAGCCTGCTAATCAACGAATCGATTTTTGCAGTGGCCATGCCCGAATAGGTGCTGCGCTGCCCTACAACGTCTCCCGTGTCCACCGGCTCAATCGGGTCGAGAATCGATCCAAACTCACCAGCGATTGCCCTATTGTAAAGCTCTACGGCCTGCGGCTTGCCATTGGCAGAGACGGTGACCTCCTCCTCACCGTGAAGGTATTTGGTCTTTTCAAAAACGACCAACAGAACAATAGCCAGACGGACTCGATCAGCCCAACGAGGGTTGCGAATGCTTGACATGATCCAGGGCATCTCGTCTTCGCTCACGCCTGTCGGAGGTGTTGACACTTCCGGTGGCTGCAAGTAAATAAACGGCATGGCTGGCGGAACGGGCCATACGAAAGACATTGGAAATCCCGGAAGCGCGTCCAAGTTGGCGAGCTGTGCCCGGTACAGCGCATACGCATCAAGCTCGGTTTGCAGCGCAGGCCGGGATTTAAGTTGAGCCTCAGTGGCCAACCCCGACGCGATTGCTTCTTGCAAATTGACCAACTGATTATCGAGCTCGTTGATCCTCTTGGTAGCTTTGGCCAAGTAGACGCTACTCTCTGCATTAACGTTCATCCGGATCATCAGCTCGCTCGGCTCAAGAATCTCACCAAACTCACCGGCGATTGCCCGGTTGAAAAATGCTACGTATTGCGGATCAGGATGATTGGCAGAGATCGATATAGCGTCTTGACGTTCCATATATCCGGGTTCGCTAACGATTACCCAGAGCGTCATGGAGGTGTGGGCCTGATCAGCCCATTGCGGGTTACGAGGAACGGGTACTAGGTTCATTAAAATACCTTTAAGTAATATCGTTAGAGTTCGCTCGCATTCACACTCACGAAACTTTCCGACTTCGAAATCGACGCGCATTGCGAATAAAACAACGCCTCGTCACTGCGGGGCGTCAGGAGGTGGGTGATGCGCCCTCACTTACGCCTGATATAGCTACCTGCTCTTCCGGTGGTTGAACACAAATGAATGGCTTTGCCGGAGGTGCTGGCCACTCAAAGTTCATTGGATAGCCTTCCAACTTATCGAGCTGAGCAAGCTGAACGCGGTAAAGACGTAAAGCGCTTAGCTCAGCCTGTAAGGCGGGCAACGAGTTCGACTGCTCTTCGCTCGCCATATTCAATGAGACCGAGTCTTGCAGCATGTCCACAGTGGCAGCCACCTCATTGATTCTGGCCGTGGCGGTAGCCGAGTAGTCCTCTCGCAAGCCCATCACCTGCGCCAGCACCATTTGCTCGGTTGGCTCAAGAATTTCGCCGAACTCCCCCGCGACCGCGCGGTTGAAGAGTTCTATTCCATGAGGCTCTGGATCTTCGGCAGAAGCCGCAAAAGGAATCTCACCATAGATGTCTTTCGTACTCTGAAGTACGACCATCAGCACAATAGAGCTGTGGGCAGGGTCCGACCAGCGTGGGTCACGAGCACTTAATACTGAGTTCATATATAACCTTTATCCAATTCGTTGAAAGAGCGTGCGTTCACTGTTAGAAAAAGCACCATGTGCACGCCAGGTACCTATACCGATAAGACCAGAGTTATTAGTCCCACCATCACTACTACTCGTGGAGCTGTAAATCAAGTTTGCGCCTGCCACCAGCCCCCCCTGATTGATGGCCCCCTGAACATTAATTACACGTGCAAAGGCATAGGAACCCGTACCGCCCACTCCTACTCCGACAAGCTTTACCATCAGGTTCTGGTCACTTATCAAATCGCCAAAATCCAGATTATCTACTTGAAGCCGCAAACTTCCCGCACTGTTATAACCCAAGCGAATTTTGCTAGTGGTCATGCCCGGGCCGCCGCCCTGCTCAATAGGCGTATACCCCAATTGTGGCTGCAGATGATAAAGCTGACCGTCAGATGCTCTGCGCATGTAAGGACGCGTTACGTCGTTGGCTGCAAAGCCAACCACGGTTATGGAATCTGCCAAAGGCCGCTGCAGGTCACGAGTGTCACTTTCAATCTTTGTGTATGCGTCCGCTATACGGTACGCAGCAAGCGTACTACCCCAGTCGGCCTTACTGTCTGGTTTAAAATTGTTGGCATACCAAAAGTTGCCAAGATCTGTATCGTCTACCGTTGCTTTTAGTCCTGTCGGAGACCAACCTATTTTTACCAAATTGGCCTGTTGGCCAGCACCACTCCCTTGTTGGACCGACGTGAAACCCAGGTTCGGCTGTAGGTAAACCACACCACCATCGGACTCACGACGCATATATGGAGCACCCGCCTGATTGTTAGCCAAGCCCACATGGGTGATAGAGTCCCGCAACGGACGCTGGATATCACGCTGATCAACCTCGGCCTTGGTATACGCATCCGAAATACCATTACCGCTAAGCGTCGTAGGGTTGCTCCCCTCCTCCACCTGACCAAATTTGTTGACCTTCACACGCGTGTAGTCACCCGCCGCCACGCCACTGCGGCCCAGCAAGCGCTCGAACGACAGCGCAGTTGTCCCCAATACCGGAAATACCGTGTTGACCAACTGCCAAACCGTCCCGGCGTTTTTTGTACCGGCCTGCACCGGCACCATATGACCCGGCGTGCATTCGGTGCTTTCGTTCGCATCCTGAGCGCGGGTCCAGGCGCCTGCCGCAGCCAGATAGATCCAGTTCTGCGCCGGGGTGTCCTGGTTCTTGACCAGCACGCGGTCACCTGCGACCAGCGTGACGTCATCAATGGTCTGCAGGCCGCTCAGGCCGATCGACACAGTCGTGGCGCAGCGCACGGCCTTTTTATAATCAGACGCGGCGAGGCCCAGAATAGCCCGATGCAACTGGGTGACATCCGCCTCATTGGGCACCAGGCCGGCACCCTGGATGACGTTCAAAATCTCCTGCGTCACCGAGTTCCCCCAGGCTGCAGGGATCAGCGAGCCAGGCGTGCCGGTGGCCGGGTTTTCATCTACAAATTTGCCGCTGACCAAGCCTACGCTTGGCACACTCTTGGGATAATCCACATTGTGTTCCTCAGTTGAAATTAACGAATTCGACGCTGTGCGCCGGTGCTGCTCGACGAATCAAACACTCGATCGCGGTGCCGGGGTTGACCCCGAAGCGCTCTCCCCAGTAGCTGGCCCCGAAGCGCCGGCCCAGCCGCTGACGGCCGCCGGTGTTCAGGGTCCACATGAATTGCGCGTTCCAGGTGCCGAAGTGCGCCTGGCCAAAACGCGAACGCCCCATACGGGGCGTTCGGTGTTCGGTCACGGTGGCGTCGGGGTAGCCCTGGCTGACGGCAATGTCGATGTAGAACGCTGCGTTCTGCCCTCCCGTTGCCACCAGCCGCTGGCGCACTGACAGGCGCCGGTCGGCGAACAAGGGTTTTAGCCCAAGGCAGGGGTCAGGCAGGTTCATGACCCGCTCCCAGTCCGGCACCAGTTCACTGACGGTGGCCGGGTCCATCTCGTTGAGCAGGTCGAAGGCGCGGCCATCGATACGGGCGAACTCGCGGGACAGGCCGGTGATGACCTGCTGCAGTTCCGGCACACGCTCCGGGTCCCAGGCGGGGCCGGGTGGCAGCAGCGCCTGCAGTTGCTCGGCGTAGTGTTCGGCAGTTCTTATGACGACCATGCAATGCCCCCGAACGTGAGTAGCTGATTGGGGGCCGCGGTGACATTGGCGACAGGCGCAACCAGCACATGATCGGTTTCGCCTGTCGCGCGGCTGATGGCCTCGGCGATGTGGGTCAGCAACAGCGTTTCGCCCAGCCCCGCTTCACGGTTGTGCAGGTCCAGCAACTGAGCCTCTACCGCCGCCCGGACTGCCGAGGTGTCCGGCGTGAGCCTGATCGTGTAGACCACCGGCTTCTGCACCGGCGCCAGCACGTACACGTCGACAGTGACTGGGCGCAACGGCTCGATGTAGGCGGCCATTTCCGCCAGTTGCCCGGCATCGGGGATCGGATTGACTTCATCGTCACGCATGAAAAACACCGCGACAGTGCCCGGCCCCATGTAACGACGCACGCACCATGCACGTGTCACGCCCGGCAATTCCAGCGCCCAGGTCACGTAATCATCCTGATTGCCACCGTGCGGGATGACTCGATAGGAACGCACTACACGAGCCCGCAACAACTCGATACTTTCCTGGGGAATACCCCCGGTCAGCCCGTCCGCAATCACGGTAAACGTACTGTCGATGCCTTCGACAGGCTGCACGACGGTCATCACCAGGCCGGCATCGGCGTTGCCGAGAACGCCTGCGTCTACCGCCTCGACCGTGGTCGTGTTGTTGCCCGCGACCGTGGTGACGCCTTTGGTCACACGGTAAAAGCGCCCGTCGCTGAATTGCAGCACGGTGTCGACATCCAGCACCGCACCGGCCGCTGCGCTAAAACGCACCGAGCCGCTGGCGGCCTGCGCGACATTGCGCGGCTGGCGCAAGCGCAGGATGGCTTGCCGTTCAAGGGTGTCCTCATCGGCGGTGTCCGGCAGGATCTGGTCGGCGATCCAGTCCTGATAGCCGTAAAGCCCGTAGGCCGCACCGCTGTGGGCACGCGACAATACCCGGGCATCGGACTGACGCAGCGCTTCGTCGGCGAGGTCGACCTGGGTTCGGTTGATCAGCGCCGGTAACGTAGGCGTTTCAAACGGCATAAATCACCTGCCACTGTTCTGAAGGGTTGAAGCGCACGACCTGACCGTCAGAAACGACCAGCTCGACGCCCAGGTTCAGGCGATTGCTCTGAACCTGTTCGGTAAGGATGTTGATGTTCTTGACCTGGCCATCGTCGATCAGCCAGGCGAGCGCTTCGCGCGCATAGAACTCGGCGTCACGCTGGGTCTGCGCGGTGAGGCGGACCCTACGCAGCAGCCACAACCTGGAGCCGATGCGGTCGTTGGCCTGCGTCGGATAGGTATCGCCCCACCAGCCAAAGCGTTCGGCATCGTCGATCGGATCGTCCGCTTCGGCGCGACGCCAGGTGAACAGGCTGATGACCACCGAGCGCAGCAAGGAAGCCTGCAGAGAGCCTTCAATGATCATCCGGCACCTCCAACGGGTGGCCCGCTTTGCCCGTTACCGCCCTGCACGTTGCCGTGCAAATGGCTGATCTGGCTGATGCCCCCGGCCATCTGGTCGCCTTTGGAAACGATCTTTCCGGTCTGGGTGATCTGCGGCGTATCGAAATTTACCGCCACGGCTGCCTTGATGTTCAAGGTGCCGGTTTCGATGTCGATGACCTTGCCGCGCTTGAGGTGCACCTTGTCGCCCTCGTCGGTGTAGATCGCCACTTCGCCCGACTCCAGGCCCTTGAGGCGATAGCGGCGGGGGGG